GCCCGATTCACGGGCATAGGAACTCAATTGAATAAGCGATCCTGAATTAACAGGCACTCTAACGAGAGTGATACGCTCATTCAAAACGAAGCCTCCGTTACCACGCAATGTTTAATCTGCACCGCATTGCGGACGGTGAACGTATCTGTGGAAAAAGGCTCAACGCAGTTACAACTGTTAGAATCACGACACGACGTGTCTGATTCCCAGAAGTAACGCAAGAGTCTCTTCCAGCCAGAGCGTAACAATGACTTTGGAACAGGCGTGAGAACTTTCGCACGCAAGGTCCAACATTGTAGGTCTCGGCTCCATTTGAGTCGTTTCTTGTTGGCCATCACTGCATGACTTGTAGTCCATGTGGTGTAGCCAAGTACTGGAGAATCTTTGGTGCGTAAAGGAAAAGATCCCTTTGATGCAGCATCGATATATCCTCTGACAACGTCAGAAGCCCTCCAATATCCATTTGCAAATAATTGATTGCAAATGGCTAGAAACGAAACAGTGGTCTGTACGTCAGGTTTTGTGTTCCAAAGTTTCTTGAGTTTAATGGGAGTTACATCAACGCCTTTGTAGGCGTCAACTCCACATGACTCTCGAAACCCGCCTGTGAAACAGCTCTTATCATTGTTTACTTTAAGCCCAACGGCTTCAAGTACGGCAATGGTCTCATGCACGTATTTTGTGGGGACGATAATATCGTCACCATAGACATACACGCATCGAGCTGCTTCACCTCGTCTTACGCCAATAGCTCTTAAGCGTCCTACTATTAAAGCATAGTAAGTAATCGCCTGTATGGGAAAGCATAATGCTGATCCCATTGGAGCAAATTTGCGTAATGTTTGAATGCCCAGAGGCGTCTCTGTTGAAGACGAACGCGTATTCATAAGAAATTTATGAATAGGCGTGTTTTCAAATAGAGCGTCTACGAGTTCAAGTGACAAGAGATCACTGGCTTTACTTAAGTCAAGTGTCGCCAGATCTCCTGTAATTGATCCTCTAAGAGCCAGTTTCCCATTGATCGATTGATCAGTGAAGGACACTCTCCCTCTGGTGAGTGGGTGGTTTTCAACCCAGGGTACGATTTCTCGTCTCCCTGCTTGTTGGTAGGACATAAATTCAGATTGTTCTGAAGATATGAGCCTGGGACCGCGGCTATCCTTTGGTACGGCAATAAGTTTTGCAGTAGCGTAGGTTTTAGCGCTGAGTCCAAACCATTCACTCCAGCAATCAAATAAGTGACGATCGCTGCAATAATACATGCGATCGTAAGGAATAGTCTCATCCAGGCATTTGTAATACCTGGTAGGCCTATACCTTTGCCAAGGCTTTTGACCATTGGCAACACTTCCCGGACCATTTTTAGGACGCCAACGGATGTGGTTAATGCTTT